ACTATAAGCACTATGAATGTATCAGTTTATACTGAATAATTGCATTAAATGTGTTTTAAAACAAAAAAAAGGTGTTTTTAAATGTATATGAGTGTTTTATGAGTTTTCCACAGGGCTGTTAATAACGCAGTGTTATATGTGGAATAAAGTGATATAAATGCTCCTGCTGTTATCAGTGGAAAAGCATCATTCTGTCACTGTAGAAAAGCATCATTCTTATAGTGATCTAGGCGAGCATTGTAACATTTTTTCATGAAAATGTCAATGCATTTGTAACATTTTTTCACTATAATACCAAACCAGTTCAGTATAACTTATAGTATGAGTATCTGTAATATGTAACACAAACAGTTACAGCACTAAAAGTTTTCCACAGCCCTGTGGAAAAGAGTACTCTTAAGAGTTCTCCACAGCCCCCTGTAGGGCTGTGGAAAAATAGTTTTCCACATTTCCACAGGTTTTTCCACAGGGTTTTCCACAGCCTTGTGGATAACTTTATAGTTTTTCCACAGCCCTGTGGATAACTATAACAAACATAGAACCACAGTTTAGGTGCTTATATGTTAGTTACCTCTAAAGTGTACCTGTTGTATAAGGACACACACCCTTGACTTTTGTAAGACGCTGCCCTATAATAACAGTATAATTCAATAAGACCTGGGACGTCTCTAAAAGCACCACTATCTAACACAAACCGTTTTTATTATGTCGAAATCATTTGCCCTATTCCTTCTTGAGAATACTGACAACGGAAATGATATACTTGCAGTGCTAGATGATATCAGCGAGGTAACAGATACAGTGCTCTGAGCAACGCAAACTACACATTAATTAACACACAATTCTTATTATCATGCCAACAGTAATTGACCGCCTAGTCGACGCACAAACCAGCACAGAAGTGCGTGCAGTTCTTGACAGTATCGTAAGCACAGATTCAGGTGCAGATAGTGTTAGTTTCAACGCACAATCTACCAGTGCTTCAGTAACATCTACCTTTGGTACAGTTTCTGATACTGTGGTCTTCTAATTGTAACGTCACAGTGTTACTTAGTGGGGGTATTATGCCCCCTCTGAGCGTTATGATTTGGACAGTGTTTTTGCCCCTACGTGATGCCTTAAGGCGAAGCGATGCCCCCCATAAGGGTTAACGAAAAAAAGCAAACTACCCTAACCTACAAAAGTGGGTACATGCATGCGATAAAAATAAATAATCATATAAAAAAAATTCCCCCCAGGTATAACACTAGTGTTTAAACCTTTTGAACTTCTTTGGAACATCGTTAGATTTCCATTCTTTATTATGGTCGGGACCTTATGTCTTATCCTTTTTAATATTTTGCCTTATATCCATTGGTTGATATTAGGATTAATATTGGGAGGGATTTTGCTTTGGATATATACATCAAGAATTAAGGAAGTATGATAAAAAAATCCTCAGAAAAAATTGCTACGCACGAGAAGGTTTATCACATCTATGCAAAGGAGCGATGTCTATATCATAATTTAAATGTGGAAGATTTTGAGGAGAAATGGGAAATGTTGAATATAATGGTTGGTATACTTAAAACTGATTATCAAACTGACGATTTACAATACGTTGAAGTAGAAGAAACCCCCACCGATAAAGAAGAGAATTCATATTGACAATTACTAAATAAACTGTTAAAATAATGATGAAATGGAGAGTATTATTTCATGGCTAAAGGATTTACGGTAAAAGCAAAGAACCCTACGTCGCACAAATCTCAACCAGATAAACCACAATGGGATATTGATGCTATTAAAGCACGAATGCGAGGTAAGACTATTGTATTCTGTCTACCTGGACGAGGCGTATCATATGTCTTTCTAAAGAACTTCGTACAACTGTGTTTTGATATGGTACAGAACCAGATGAGTATCCAGATTAGTCAGGATTACTCCTCTATGGTTAACTTTGCACGTTGTAAGTGTCTAGGTGCTAACGTATTACGTGGACCAGATCAGATTCCATGGGATGGTAAACTTAAGTACGATTATCAACTATGGATTGATAGTGATATTGTGTTTACCTCTGAGAAGTTTTGGCAACTATGCGATTTGGCAGTTCCTGAAGAATCAGTTAATGAGGATGGATCTACTAATGAAGAGGTATTAATGGATCATGCAATTACTGCTGGTTGGTATTCTACTGAAGATGGACGAACTACGTCCGTTGCACATTGGTTAGATGAAGACGATTTCAGAAACAATGGCGGCGTAATGAATCATGAAATGGTCGATGGTATCTCTAAGCGGAATAAACCTTTCACTGTCGATTATACTGGTTTTGGTTGGGTAATGATTAAGAAGGGCGTATTTGAACATCCAGAGATGAAGTATCCTTGGTTTGCGCCTAAGATGCAAGTATTTGAATCTGGCGCAGTACAAGATATGTGCGGCGAAGACGTTAGTTTCTGTCTCGATGCTATCGATGCTGAATTTAAAATTTGGTGCGATCCTAGGATTAGAGTAGGACATGAAAAGCAAAGGGTAATTTGAGATGAAACTTCTTAGAAGTTTAGAGAATAAGTTTTTTGAGTATTGCTTAGCAGTAAGAGATAACGATTCATTATGGGATCTTACTGCTATGACGCTTACGCATCTTTCCGAAAGAGATGGGGTAGATTTTAGAGTTAGTGCTACCCCAGAATCAGTTAAAAGAAAATTAGTAACTACCTATATGAGAGGTGACATTAATGGTAAGAATTAGAAAAGGACTACTAGGTGGTTCAGATTATATTGATTCCATCCCTAAGAAGACCCGTCAGGGTCATGGGAAACATACAAAATATACTGCGACTAGTAGAAATAATGCTAAGAAAGTATATAGAGGTCAAGGTAAATAATGGCTATTAGATTACCAGCATGGTTTCGTAGAGAAATAAAAAAGATAGTTCGGGAAGCAATGGATGAATGGACTGTTGATTGTGAGTACTTAACGCCTAATAAAGGTGAAGGTCGTTATTATTGTTCTAAACCTGATTGTGAAGGGGTTGCATTTAATACAGAAAATTCCTGACCCCCTCTGTGGGGTTTTTTTTTATGGTTTCCTAAAAAATAGCGGAAACCCTTGCGTCGCTCTATAGTAAATAGTAACGTTGGATGTTAAAAGCGATGACTAACGCAACTGAACACGATTTGGATCATGAAGTTTATCTTGACCCTAAAGATAATAAGGAACATATTAATGGTGGGGTACTTGAGTATTCTAAGGAAGATTTAAAAACTTCTCATGCTTATTATGATGAGTACCATAAAAATGATGAAATTGATCCCAATAGTGGTAAAATCAATGATTATCATACACGACACCAAGATTCAAAATTAGAGGTGTATTGTGAGAATCATCCTGATGCATTCGAATGTAGAGTTTACGACGAATAAAAATGGACAGAATAACTAAGAGTGAATTTCTAAGAGAAATTTCTAATGATAGTGCTACACCTAAACAAAGTAAAGTTTCGGAACACAACGACCTCTATTTTATAGATGAAGAAGGTGAGCAGGATCCTAAAAATGATCCTATTACATTAAATGAATTTTAGTGACTAAATAAGATAGAAATCTTGTAGTAAGAAAGTGCCTGTACAAAGGGTAAGTCAATCATTTAAGGATATTAGCGCTACTTTTCAGATTAATCCTCTGAATAGAGATCTAATATCTTTAAATAATTCTTATGCTATTGCAAGATCCCTTCGTAATCTTATTATGACAGTTCCAGGTGATCGTCCTTTTAATCCTGTTTTAGGATCACAAGTGACGAATTTACTTTTTGAAAAACTGGATAAATTGACTGCTGTTACCATCAAATCTGAAATTGTAAACACTATAGAAAACTTTGAACCTAGAGTTAGGTTAAATGAAGTTATAGTAAATGCTCAATCTGATAAAAATCAATTTGATGTTATAATTCAATACTACATTGTTGGTATTGATGTTCAGTTACAAGAGCTCACATTCGCATTAGAACCCACTAGGTAAATGCCTTTAGTAAATTTTAGCAATATCGATTTTGATCAAATTAAGGTCTCTATACGAGACTATTTGAAAGCGAACAGCAATTTTACTGATTATGATTTTGAGGGATCAAACCTATCTACAATTATAGACACATTAGCATATAATACATATATCTCCTCATATAATGCTAATATGGTGAGTAATGAGGTGTTTATTGACAGTGCTACCCTAAGAGAGAATGTAGTCTCTCTGGCAAGGAATATAGGGTATGTACCTAGGTCAAGAAAAGCAGCAACAGCAACAATTTCTTTTGAAGTTAATGTTGCTACGAAGAATATATCAACAATAACTCTACAACCAGGAATTATTGCAACATCTAGTCTTCTTTTTGGAAATCAATCTTATGTTTTTTCCGTTTTAGAGGAAACTAAGGCAACTGTAAGTCCTGGAGGCATTGCATCTTTCCAAAATGTTCCAATTTATGAAGGAACTTTTGTTAAACAGTCATTTGCAGTCAGTTCTAGGACTCCTAATCAGCGATTTATCCTCACTAACACTGGAATTGACACCAGTTTACTTAAAGTTATAGTAAAAAGAGACGAAAGTTCCACTGTTTCAAGAGTTTTTAGACAATTTAACAGTTTATATAAGATAGATTCTCAAACTCCCATATATTTTCTTCAAGAAGTAGAAGATGAGAGGTATGAATTACTCTTCGGAGATGGAATTTTTGGAATGGAGTTGAGTGAATCCGCTTTATCTTATATCGAAACAACTTATGTGGTTAATAGTGGTGAATTAGGTAATAATATTTCACAATTTTCCTTTGCTGGTCAGTTATTAGACCAAAATGGGGCAGCTGTTACCACTGGAATTTCAGTTATTAATACAGAAATTGCCTCTTATGGAGGATCTTCCATTGAAAGTGTAGAATCGGTTAAAAAATATTCTACTCAAATCTATTCTGCTAAGAATAGAGCAGTAACTGCTTCAGATTATGAAGCAATTATACCCCAAATTTACCCAGAAACAGAATCTGTTTCTGCTTATGGTGGTGAAACTTTAAATCCACCAGCATATGGAAGAGTTTTTATCAGCGTTAAACCACATAATGGCACTCATTTGTCTAGTTCCATTAAAAGAAGCATTGCAAATGACTTAAGAAGGTACTCTGTTGCTGGAATTATCCCCGAAATTGTTGATTTGAAGTATTTGTGGTTAGAATCTAATTCTAATGTTTATTATAATACCAATCTATCTTCAGGTCCTGAGAATGTAAAATCAACAGTATTATCAAATATTCTAACTTACTCAAATTCTTCTCAGTTAAATAAATTTGGTGGGAGATTTAAGTATAGTAAATTCCAAAAAGTCATTGATGACAGTAGTGAAGCAGTAACTTCTAATATCACAACAGTGGCTATGAGAAGAGATCTGGAAGCTGCCTTAGGTCAATTTGGTGAATATGAAATTTGCTTTGGTAATAGATTCTATATTAGAAACCCCGGGAAACCTCCAGTGATGGATAATGAAGTTATTGGATATAATATTAGGTCTTCTGGATTTAAAGTGAGTGGATTAAGTAGTACTCTTTATTTGGGAGATACTCCAAATTCAGATTTAAAAACAGGATCACTGCTTTTCTTTAAATTAAATTCCCCCACAGAGGTTGTAGTGGTTAAAAAATCAGTTGGTACAATTGATTACATTAAAGGAGAAGTTAAACTTAATCCTGTTAAATTTATACAAACTGAAATGAATCGTAAATCATCTTTACTTGAAATTTCTGCCACTCCTTATTCCAATGATGTGATTGGATTACAGGACCTTTATTTACAACTAGATATGAATAACGTGGTAGTTTCTATGGTGGATGACAGAATTTCTTCTGGAAATGATAATTCTGGTAGTAATTATCTTGTTAAATCTAGTTATGTAAATAATTTAATTCGTGGAAACCCTATTTACTCTTCATAAAAATATAATCTTAAAGTAAATGGCAATAGATAGAATCCAATTCCAAGACCTAGTTACTGGCCAACTCCCAACGTATGTTCAGGAAGATTTTCCTCTTCTTGGGGAATTTTTACAGCAATATTATTTGTCTCAAGAGATAGATGGTGGAACATATGATCTATTGCAAAATATGGATCAATATGTAAAAGTTGATGAATTATATAATCTTAAAGATTCTACTCTATTGGGTGATGATGTTTCATTTGTAGATACCACTGTAAGTACAGACGCTTCTACTAATTTTACGCAAGGATTTCCAGAAAAGAATGGTATTATAAAAATTGATAATGAGATCATATTCTATGGTAATAAGACTACAACCTCTTTTGAGAACTGTATAAGGGGGTTCAGTGGCATTACAACCTACATTGGGAGTGATACCCCAGATAAGTTAGTATTTAAAGAAACTGTTACTGAGAAGCATGAGAAGGGGAGTGAGATACAGAATTTAAATATTCTATTCCTTAAGGAATTTTTCAGAAAACTTAAGCGTCAGGTTGTTCCTGGATTTTCTGAAAGGGAATTGAGTGGTGATCTCAATGAAAGAAATTTTCTTTTTGGTGCTAGTAGTTTTTATGATGCCAAAGGAACTGATGAAGGATTTAAAATACTTTTCAGAGCATTGTATGGAGATGAAGTAAAAGTTCTCAAACCTAGTGAATTTTTATTCCGTCCTTCAGATACTGATTATGTGGTTACTCAAGATTATGTTGTTGAAAAAATAAGTGGCGATCCTGAAGATCTTAAGAATTTAACTCTTTTCCAAGATAGCACTCAATCTAGAGGAACAGTAACTAATGTTCAGAATTTGCTTTATGGAGACGGAGAATATTATCAAATTAGTATTGATGCTGGATATCAAAGAGATATTGACTTAAGTAGTGGAACTATTTTTGGAAAGTTTAAACCTAATCCAAAAACTCAACTTTTAACTACTGTTGGATCTGGAACTACAGTTTTAGATGTTGATTCCACTATTGGATTTCCTCCTTCTGGAGAATTAGATACTCTTGATGAAGATGGAAAGCAACTTAAATTAAAGTATGGAAGTAAAAGTTCTAATCAATTTTTCGACGTTCTAACAGGTGCTGGAGTTACTTTAACTAAAAGAATTGAGAGAAAAGAAGATATACATTTAGATGACTATTCATATGCTTATGTTGGCATTACTACATCTACTCAAATTAAAGTTAGATTTACTACTACTCTTAAAGATCTTCAATTAGATGAACCAACATATTTGTATAATGTAAATGATACTATTAAACTCCAATCTTTGGGAATAGAATCTGATGTAATTAGATCTGATAATTGGAATTTTAACGTTAAAACCGAGTGGGATATTAATAAGGTTTCTCTAATTGATGCTACTGAGAATAAGTATCTTTTTAGTACTCATGATGAAAACATTTTAAGACCAGGATATGATATTACTGTAACTGACGCATTTGATTCTCTTACTGGTGGAAGGGTTATTAAGAAAACCTCCGGAATAGGATTTGAAGCTGTTTTGGCTAGCGGTATTGATCTTAATGGCAACTATAGAGTAGAGAATAAACTATTAAAGGGTAATCAAGAAAATCATACTTTAATTAATCAGTCTATTGCTAATGTTCAAAATACATACTCCAAATTTGATGGAGAAGTTTTAGTAGCATCTAATTCTATTCCTAGTTGGGGTGAAGATGTAGATTTAAACGTTTATGATAAAATAAAATCTTTCTCAGGAAGAGCTAATGGAGAAATCATCACTTTTGATGGAACTGATGACCATGGATTCTATACTGGTAATGGTGTTTATTATGAGGCAGGAAATATTGTAACTACTACTCTCATTTATCAGAGAACTCTTACTTCTACTTCCATCAGTAAGTTTGATAATATGGATCAAGGGGTCTACTATGTTTATAGAGTAGATGCTACTAGTATTAAGCTTTCTAGAAGCAGATCAGATCTATATGAACAAAAGTATATTACTCCTTCTGGGGACGTAGTTAATAATAAATTTATCTATTATCCTTATTATCAAAAATCAATATCTCCTCAAAGTCTTTATAGAAAAGTTATTGATCCTCTTAAAAAGGATGATTCTTATGAGACTTATACTGGACATACCGGAATTTTACTTAATGGCGTAGAAATCATTAATTATAAATCTGGAGATCAAATAATTTATGGTGATGTAAAAAATGTGGATATTATAGATGGTGGAAGTGGATATGATATAATTAATCCTCCTCTTTTCCATGTTTCTGATGTTGTTGGAACTGGTCTTACTGGAATATCTGCAGTTGAAGGTAGTTTAGAAGAGATCAAAGTAGTAGATAAAGGATTTGATTATATTGATGCTCCTATAGTTACTATTAGCGGAGGAAATCCTATACAGACTGCTTCTGCAGAAGCTATTATAACTGATATTGTTCATACAGTTTCTTTTAATGCAGAAAGAGCAGGTGGTAATATAGCGGTTTCTACAGATGGTGGATTATCTGGTATTGGTACTACTTCTGCATCTATAGGTTTCTCCACTTATCATAAGTTTGCTCCTTCTGAAAAAATCATTTATAAGACAAATGGGGGGGACGCTCTTGTAGGTCTAGTTACTAATTCTGCTTATTTTGTACAAGTTGTTAATGATTCTAAGATTAAACTTCATGGTAGTTATAGCGACGCTGTTGTGGGCGTTAATACTATAGAATTTACAAATTATGGAACAGGCATACAAAATATTCAATCTGCAAATAAAAAGAATATAGTAACCAATATAGTTGTAACTGATTCTGGTTCTGGATATCAAAATAAGAAGAGAGAGATTGTTGTTAGTGGAATTAATACTGCTAGTAATTTAATTAAGATCACTAATCACGGATATGAAACTGGGGAAACTATCAGATATAGTTATGAAGGAGGGTCTAATACGTTATCTGGACTTTCTACTACTACTGATTATTATGTTTCTAAGTTAGATGATGATAATTTTAGACTATGTTTAGTAGGAAGTGGTAGTACAACAAATTATTATTTAAATAATAAAATCTACGTTTCTTTAGGTTCTACTGGAACAGGATCTTTTAATTATAAACCTATTACTGTTACTATTGATGGCAATATTGGTATTGCTACTTTAACAGGCCAAGATTTTAGAGCTAAGATTCAGCCAAGATTTAGAGGCCAAATTAACTCTATTGATTTAACTAATAATGGAACTGGATATGGTTCTTCTGAAATTTTTAATTTGGATAGACAACCAGAAATTGATTTCTATAGTGGAAATGGTGCTTTAGTAAGTCCGGTTATTAGTAATGGTAAAATTGTTGATATAGTTATTACTTCTAACGGTAGTCAGTATAATTCACCTCCAAATCTTGTACTTAGTGGGGTGGGATCTTTTGCTAGATTAACTCCTATTATTAATAATGGGCAACTTATAGAAATTAAGATAATTAACAGTGGTATAGGATATGAAGAGGGTAAATCTTCTATTAAAGTTGAAGCAGCAGGTAAAAATGCCGTTACTGATGTAGATATTAGAAGATGGAATATTAATGCTTTTGAAAGAGATTTTAATAATATTTCAGCGGATGATACATTCTTAAGTAATAATATTTCAAATACTTCTTTGCAGTATGGATACATATATGTTCCTCGTTATTTGAGAGAAAATACATACGGAATAACTGAAGGAAAAATTTTATATGGAAATCCAGATTTAAGAAGAGATGTTGTTACTGGAGAAGAAGAAGATAGTAAATATCATTCTCCCATTATTGGATGGGCATATGATGGAAATCCCATTTATGGTCCTTATGGTTATGCCACTCCTAGTGGTGGTTCTATTACCAGAATGCAATCTGGGTATCAATTACAAGTTAATCCCACCAATAGACCTGATGTAGGATTATACAAGGAAGGATTTTTCACAGAAGATTATAGTTTCGAGGATGAAGGACATTTGGACGTCCATAATGGAAGATTTTGTGTAACTCCTGATTATCCTAATGGTGTTTATGCATATTTTGCTACTATTGATGCTGTTAATAGTGGAATTTCACCATTTGCTAAATCTAGACCTCCTGTTTTCCCCTATTTAATTGGACAAAGTTATCATTCTGAACCTATTGATTTTAATTTCACAAATTCTTCTAATCAACAAGAATATGATATAGTAAGCCATACTTGGTTAAGGAATACATCTCCTTATAATCTAGATGCATCTAAGAGTGGATATGATTATATTTTTAATTCTAATAGTTTAAAACAACAAACTCTTAATGTTGAAGCAGCAACTGTTGGAAATGTAGAATCAGTAAAAATTATTAGTGGTGGAGATAATTATCAAGTTAAAGATAAAATTTTCTTTGATAATGGTGGAACTGCTGGAAGTGGAGCAAGAGCAAAAGTTGAGAAAATTGGTGGAAAGAAAATTATAACTGTTACTACTAATACGTCAGAAATTACTGATGTGGAGTTCGGTAGTAATAATTTTGATCAATTAATTGGTTTTTGTACTACCCCACACCCCCTCAGTGATGAAGATGCAGTAAACATTACAGGCCTTTCTACTCATTATCCAGTAAGTAGTGGGGAATTTGAGGTTGGAGTAAGATCTGATAATTTTATATTGAATTTGGGGATAGGTGATACATCCACTACTGGTATAGTTACTTATTTCTATGTGGGAGGTAATTTACATTATCCACATATTAGACCTAATGATATCCTAGGAATAGGAACTGAAAAGGTTAAGGTTTTAAATATTGATAAAAAGAGTGAAAGAATTAGAGTTCTTAGAGAAGTTGAGGGGACAAAAACTTCTGGAATTGCTTATACTAGCAGTAGAGCATTATTTGAAATTCCTAGGAAGTTTAGGATTGATGTAGGACTTTCTAAAACTACTAAATCTTTCAATGTAAATGAGGAATTCTATTTCTATCCTCCCGAAACGGTTGGACTAGGAACAGTTACTCCTACTGGAGCTGGAACCACCATTGTTTTTGGAAATCCAGGAGTTGGAGTTGCTTCTATATTCCTTGAGCCACGATCTCTCCGTCTCCCAGATCATAGATTAAAACTCAATGATAAAGTTACTTATAATGTTAATAAATTGAATAATGGAGATGTTGCAACTGCTATTTCTGCTTGGAATGGAATTACAACTACTACTCCCGGTCCTCATTATGCACCTTTAACAGATCATGCAACTCTTTATGTTGCTCCTCTTACTAGGGATACTATTGGATTGGCTACTAATCCTGTTGGATTAGCATCTACTGGTGGTGGATATGCTGGTATTGGTACAGATCTTGGATTGTTATACTTCACATCAGTAGGAACAGGCAATTATCATAGTCTGAAGACTTCTTTTGATGATGTCTTAACTGCTCAAGTAAGTATTAGCACTGTTACTGTTGCCGTATCTACTGCTCATGGATTGTCTAAAGGAGATACTGTCTTTATAGATTTAAATCCCAAAAATACTAAAACAATAGATGTTAGATATGATGATTATAATAGAAGAATGGTATTTGACCCCACAAGTTTTTCTACTGGAGATGTAGATGTTGCTCAAAATACTATTACTCTAAGTGATCATGGATTTAATACTGGGGATAAGGTAATCTATAAGTCAGACTCTCCTATGACTAACCTTCAGCATGAGGGAATGTATTTTGTTATAGTAGATTCTCCAGATAAAATTAAATTAGCTAATTTAGAAATCGATGTAACCAATGGAGTTCCTATTAATATATCTGGAGAATCTGCTGGAATTATATGTAGAATTAATCCTTTAATTGAAATTAGTAAAAATCAAACTTTAAAATTTGATTTATCACATTCAACTTTAGCTTTTATTCAAAATAGTGTTACATATTCTGCTTTTGATTTAAATCTTTATAGTGATAGTAGGTATAGTAGTCAATTCTGGACTTCTAAATCTACATCAGCATTTGAAGTTACCAAGAGTGGAAATCCGGGAATAACCACTACTGCTAATTTGACTTTAGAATTTAAAGATAATGTTCCTGATAATCTATGGTATAAATTCTCTTTACAGAATCCCGATATTATTCCCAATATCAAAAGTGAAATGATCATTGATAGGGAATCCTATGGTTATACTAAAATTAATGCAGTAAAGACTCTCTATGATGGACAACAGAATGTTGTAGGAGTTGGAACTACTACATTTACCTATAATCTTAAGAGACCTCCTCTCAAATCAGGATATGGTTCTACTGATTCTTCTCCAACCTATGAGACTACTTCTCTTACATCTAATGGGACTATTAAGAAAGTAAAAGTTACTAATACTGGATTTTCTTATAAAAATTTACCAGGAATTGCTAGTATCACTAGTACTTTAGGTGCAGGAGCTCTTTTAGAAGCAGAAAGTAAGAATGTAGGATCTATCTTGGCAACTGAATGGGATGCTAATGGAATTGGATGGGCATATCCTTCTGATCAAACTTTAAGAGGAGTTGCAAATCTTCCAGAAATTTTAAAGGTAGAACCATTATCTTCCTTTAAGAGTATTGGTGTTACTTCTGCAGGTAAAGATTATCTAGTAGCACCAGATTTGATTGTTATTGATGGATATACTAAAGAAGTCCTTACTGAGGCGGATATAGAATATGAATTAGGTGATAATCAAGTTAATATTTTATATAACCCCACAGGAATCTATAATACCCCTCCTACCATCTTACCCATTAATAATTCTAATGGAGTTGGAATTACTTCACTTTCTTATACTGATGCTACTAAGACAGTAAGACTGTATCTTAATGCTTCATTTAGTGATGCTGAAGATTTTCATTATAAAGTAGGTGAGCCTATTTTAGTTGAAAATGTTAATGTTGGGGTGGCTACACTTGGAAAGGGTTATGACTCTGCTGGTTATAATTACGTTCTTTTTGACGTCACTGCAGTTGACTCTCAGTTGGGTGGAAGTGGTGCTTGGGTGGAATATAGTCTAGAAGATCATCTAGGGTCTGGAGAGGTTCCTGGAGCAGTCTTATCACAGACTTCTTATGCTAGAGTAATATCTAAGAATCAATTCCCAATCTTTAATCCAGTCTTGAAGAAAAATAATTTTGCAATTGGGGAAAATGTAACTAATGGTGAAACTATTGGTGTTGTAGAGTCTTGGAATAACAAAACTGAGTTTTTAAAAGTTTCAGTTAGCAAAGAATATAGTGTTGGTGAGATAGTTAAAGGATTAAGTTCCAATACTCAAGGACTAATTGGAAATAAAATTAATTTCAATTCTACTATTAAAACTGGAGCTGGTGCAACTATAATCGATGGATGGCAAAAGATTACTGGATTCTTGAATAATAGTATGCAGAAGTTGCCTGATAATCAATATTATCAAAACTTCTCTTATTCACTTAGTTCTAAAGTTCCTTTCGAAACTTGGGATGATCCTGTAAGTATTCTTAATCATACATCTGGGTTTGAAAAATTTGCTGATTTACAAGTTATAAGCGAACAAGAAAATCCATTTCAACTAGTTGCAGGAGCTGATGACAGTAATATTGAGGTTGTGGTTGATGTTATTAGTGAAGGTTCTTTAAATTGTGAATATAATTTTGACTATGTTAGTGAAGGTACTGTTTATATAAATGGATCTTTTTTCTCTACTGATATTAGATTTGAAAATAGAATTATAAGTGATTATTATGAATCTGTTGGAAATAGAGTTCTTACTATAGATGATTTTAGTTCCTCCTTTAATAGTAATGAAGGAACTAGTAAGTATGGAAAAGTAGGAGCAGGTAATTCAAACTATACTTATAGTAAGATAATAACTTATGTGAAGGATAGAAGTTATACTGATGAACGACAATTTGCAGTTGTAGGTGTTGTTCAAAATGAAGCATTAGGTTATGTTGCCCAATACGCAACTATTGAGTCTGTTGATGATCTGGGATATTACAGTTATCTCAACACCTCTACTGGTTGGGATTTAACTTTCTATCCCAATAATTATGAGACTAGAACTTATGATATGTCTACTCTCAATTTCAGTATTCTAAACAATTATAGTGGAGTTACTACTACTGCTCAATTGGGCGATGTTGTTAATATTAATAGTGGAGTATCAACAGTTGCTGCTGGTGTTACAGGCACCCTTGTTTCTATATCTAACACTTATAGGGCTGCAAAAGTCTTAGCAATGGTTCAGGATAGCAGTAATAATTATACTGCACAAGAATTCAATATGATTCATGATGATTCAGTTGTATTCTTACAGGAATATGGAAATATTGATAATGTAGATAGCACAGTCTTTACTGGATTTGGAACATTTAATGCTTATTTGGATGCATCAAATCTCAAATTAGATTTCATCTCATCTTATGATTCACAAGTAACATGTAATGCATCTATTGTTGCTATTGCAGATACAGCAACTGGAATTGGTACTTATTCTCTTACTGCTTCTAGATTAAGTTCAGATTATGTTGCTATAGCAGCAACAACCATTTTAGCAGCAACTACAGTTGCTACTTTTGATACTCCTTATGATGCCGGATATTATGTTGTTTCTGTGAAGGATACTACTAATGATCTTTATGAATTATTAGAAATAGGATGCATTAAACAAGGAACTGATCAAGAAGCATTACTTGTAGAATATGGCAATGTGGGAACTGGGGGAAGTATAGGTAAAATTGGAATTTCTGCTTCTGGAAGTACTGCGCTTAATATCACTTATACTCCTAATACTTCTACTGCTGTTCAGGTGAGAGCATTTGGTGCTGATATGCAGGTTTATAATGATAATAGCAATGATTCAGCAATGCCTGCAGATAATATTGTTATTCATTCCAACTATGGATCTTATAGTGGAACTAAATTAAATCTTCAAACTCAGTTTGCTCTTAATCATGATGGAAATGCAATCTTTAAGAGGATATTTGATGGAAGTGATGCTGGAATTGCAGATACAACAGAAAATTATATAAGAATTGCAGACCATTATTGGGTTAGTGGGGAAAATGTTCAATATGGTTGGCCTGGAACGGGCACAACTATGTCCATTGGAATCGATGAAACTGTAGTTGCTGGAATTGGAACAACTGATAAGTTGCCTGGTGATTTATATGTGGTTAAAGTTGATGATGGGAAATTAAGATTTTCAGGTAGTGCAGAAGATGCTTTAGCATCTAATCCTACTACTTTTGAACTTAGATCTGTTGGTGTTGGTGAATCTCATACTATTACCTCCAAGAAACAGAATACAAAGGCATTATTATGCATTGATAACATGATTCAATCTCCTCTGGTAGCTACTGCTGTTACTACAACTTTGGGAGAAAATATTGTTTTCCAAGATAAGTTCCTTACTACAGGAATTACTTCTATTGCTTCTCAAGACATCATTAAGATGGATGAGGAATATATGCTTATTGAAAGTATCGGTGTGGGCGCAACTTTCAGAATAGAAGTTGAAAGAGGTAAGATGGGAAGTGCTATTGCTATCCATACTTCTGGAGCACTTATCACTAAGATGGCTGGCAATTATCAGATTGTTGATAATACCCTCAATTTCTCAGAACCTCCTCATGGTCAAGTTCCTTTAAGCACTTCTACTGCTCAACCAGATGATAGGGATTGGGTAGGAATTACCACTAATTCTACTTTCCAAGGTAGAACTTTTATGAGAAGAGCTGCTGAAGGAACTAATGAAGAAACATATGCTAGCAATTATGTCTTTGATGATATTTCTAATCAATTTACAGGAATTAAGAGTGACTTTATTCTAAAGGCTGATGGTTCAAATACCACTGGATTCTCAACAAATAATGCAGTTATTTTGATTAATGGAGTATTCCAACTTCCAGAAGGAGAGCAAGATAATTTACCTAATAATTATACTATTAATGAAGCAGATCCTGGTGTTTCTACTATCACCTTTAGTGGAGATATTAGAGAATATGGATATGATCCCAGTAGAGCTGAATTCCCAAGAGGTGGGATGATTGTTTCAGTAGCAGCTACTTCTGGATTCGCTTATCAACCTTTAGTGGGAGCAGCAGCAACTGCTGTCGTTGGATCTGCAGGAACTATTACTAGTGTAAGTATTGGTAATAGTGGATCTGGTTATAGGTCAGGTGTTCAAGGTACAGTAGTTGTTGGTGTTCAGACTTATAATACCGGTATTGCATCCGCAGTTCCAATTGGAACAGCCACCATCAGTGAAGGTCATATTACTGCAGTTGCTATTACTAGTGATCCAAAATTCTATATTCCAAGATCTATATCTGGTGTGGCATATAGTTCTGTTACAGGAATGACTACTGTAACTACTAATTGGAAGCATGGATTGGATGCTGGTGATCAGATTCTATTGTCTGGTATTGCCTTTACTTGTGAATATGCCCCCTCAGTATCTGTGGGCATTGCAACTTACACCAATACTAGTGGTGTGATGACAGTTACTACTTCAACTGTTCATGGATTAAATGCCAGCAAGACTAAAGATTTTGTTATTCTAACTGGATTGGGATTCACTTGTGCTATTGATTCTGGAGTGAGTACTCATTTCTATCCTAGAGCAAAAGATCCATTCTATGATACTGCTGTTTCAATTGCATCTACTACTGCTACCACTATTACTCTGAATGTTGGATTTGCTAATGCTGGTCAGCAATATACTCATACTTGGAAAGGTGGGACCGCAACAAATGCTATTCAAAGCGGTGGTAATTATGGGCATAAGTTTGTAAGAGCTAAGTCTCATTCGGTATTAGCAGATTCGGGTGCTACATTTACGCCTCAGCATGTTGCTTATACTCCATCAATTGGAATAGTAACTATGACTATGCCAAGTCATGGTCTTACAACTTCCAATAGTGTTAAGATTGATCTTAATTCTTTGACACTTACTTGTGCTATGGATGCTTATAGAACTGAGCATACTTATCCCAGAACAAGTGATTCTATTGCAGGCATATTTACAGCAATTACTAGTGTAACTACAGATACAATTGGATTTAATGTTGGAGTTTCTACTATTGTTAATCACAGCATTACTACTGCCACTTATAATGCATCTACTGGTGTAATGGCTTTGACTATTGGTGCTCATACATTGAAGACAGGAACTAGTGTTAAGATTGCTGAAGAATCATTGACATTTGACTGTTCTAGAGATGGATATGCTACAGATCACAAGTATCCAAGAAGAGGAGATCCTTTCTTCAATGGAATGAAGGTTATTAATGTTAATACTACTAGAGAATTTGAAGTTAATGTGGGAACTTCAACTGTACCAACTTTCTATAAGACTGGGGGAATAGTTCAACCTGCTATTATTGCTCCTAGACAAGGAACCAGTAGTGCTGGAACAGGAATTGCTACAGGTGTAGATCCTGCCTTTAATGGCACTCCAATCAATAGAATTATTAGCGATACTCAGTTTGAAGTTAATACAGGTATATCTACCAGAGATCATCATTATGCTAGAGGTGGAACTGTTTCTCAACCAGTTGAGATAGTTATTGATGAACCTTTAAGTTATGACAATATTATGCTTCAATATAGTGCAGAATCTCAATCTGGGGTAGGTAAGAGTGCTACAGTTGATATTGTAGTAGGACAAGGATCTAGTGTTGTTGATTTCACTATAAGAGATTTTGGATATGGTTATGGTAATGGGGAAATTTTAACACTTCCTGTAGGAGGAACCACTGGTATTCCTACAGATACTACTACTAATGTATTTGCAGAATTTGCATTAACTATTGAAAATATCTTTACAGATAGTTTTAATGGTTGGTCACTTGGACAACTACAAGTGTTGGATAAATTAGATTCTCAATTCGATGGAACCACAAAGGCATTTAGACTTTCAGTTAATGGAGAAACTGTTTCTATTCAGGCTTCTAAAGGATCTGCTATTGATGTAGAAGATACTTTACTAGTCTTTATTAATGATGTTCTTCAAGAACCTGGAGTTGGATATGAATTTGAGGGAGGAAGTGTAATTACTTTCTCAGAATCTCCTAGGGGTGCATATTTGGAAAATGGAAATGTAGCAGTTGGAGATAGTTCTAAGATTCTCTTCTATAAAGGCGCTGGAAATGTTGATGTTGTTTTCAAGGATGTATTAGATACTGTGAAGAAGGGTGACACATTAGATATTGGATATAGTCCATTAAAGGGCCAAACCGTAATTCTGGATCAAGATCCTAGAATCATTACTGGAATCAACACTATTGATACAGTTGAAACTAATTTATATAATGGTGTTGGAATTACTACAGATATTACTGTTGGTAGACCAGTTACATGGTGCAAACAGACAGTTGATATTATGTCAGACAATACCAAAATTGGAAAAGATAGAATTCATTATGAACCTTTAATTAGTCCAGTATCTTATCTTATTAATTCTGTAGGTTTAGGAACTACAGCATTCTATGTTAATGATTTAATACCTTCTTTTAATCCTAAGAATGAAATTGAAAATGATAACCAAAGAAGTACCTGGCAAGATATTATTGAAATAAATGATCAAAATACATTAACTGGCGCTGCAGCTACTGCACTTGTTTCTGTTGGTGGAACAATTTCCTCTATTGTCATTAGTAGTGGTGGTATTGGATATACTGCTGCACCTATTGTTACTATTTCCAATCCCGTTGGGGGTGGTGGTAGTACTGGAGTAGGGTTAGCAACAGCAAATATAAGTAGTGCTGGAACTGTAACTTCTGTTATTATTTCTTATGGCGGAACAGATACTGGGTTCGCTTATACTTCTACCAATCCTCCTGCTGTTCTTATTCAACCTCCTATTATAGAGAGAGAAAAGATTAATGTAGATTCTTATGAAGGTGATTCTGGTGTAATCGTTGGAGTTGGAACTACAACTTCTGGATCACAGCAACAATTCTATTTTGACCTCTTTATTCCTCAAGGTTCTTATTTAAGAGATACTAATATTGTTTCTACTGCTGTGACAGTAAGTGGATTGGGTACAGATGATTACTTTGTAGCTTTTGACACTAATGCATCTATTGGGAGTACTTTCGCAACAGAATCTGGGGATGGTACTACTACAGTTGGAATTGGAACTACTCAACTTGATGCTGTATACAGGGTTAAGAGTGTAGAAACAAGAACTATGGTTAATGTGACTGCTGGATCAACTATTGGGTTCTCAACTGATGTGAGAAGAGTATTTGTTAATATTGATAGTTATAATATTGGAATTGCTTATACTACTTCTCCTTTCATAGGACAATTTAGTTGGGGTAAGATTAACTCTGAAGCGAGAGTGGGTCCAAAGAGTTTTGATGCTCATACCATGACTGGTATTGGTACACCGGGGAGTGGAATTTCTACCTCTAGTGTGGTGAAGAGGTTTAATGATCTTAAATACACAGCTTACACCTAAAAGTGTAATAAATAAGAAAAAAGTCCTATAAAAATGGCAGCGATAATTACTGATCAACTTCGTATATTAAACGCGAAGAATTTTATTGCTGGGGTACAAACCAGCACTAATTCTTATTATACGTTTATTGGATTACCTAATTCTGCAGATAATCAATCTGATTGGGATTCTAACTCCCCAACACCCAATGATAGTTTCAATGCTTTTAATGAAGATTGGGATACTATGTTGGCTGTTAAAAAAATTGGCACCAACGATGTAAGTCAGGTAGTTAATAAAAATGTATGGGCATCTGGAGTAACCTATGATATGTGGAGGAATGATATCACCATTGACAATCAATCCCAACCATCTGGTGTTGCTGATATCTATGCTGCTAATTATTATGTGATGAACTCTGATTATAGAGTTTATATTTGTTTGTATAATAATGCAAAACCAGAGAATAATCATAGAGGAGGACCATCTTTAGATGAACCTACTTTTACTGATCTAGAACCTAGAACAGCAGGAACTAGTGGAGATGGTTATATTTGGAAATATCTTTATACTATTAAACCTAGTCAAGCTATTAAATTTGATTCCACTAATTATATCCCTGTTCCGAGTGAATGGTCTACTAATACTCTAGATGCTGCTGTTAGGCAAAATGCAGCAACTAGTGGCCAGATAAAAATTGTAACTATTAGAAGTAGAGGTGCTGGTTTAGGAACTGCTAGATCTTATTCAAATGTTCCTATTAATGGAGATGGCGCTGGAGCTAAGGCAACTGTAGTTGTTAATGCTGATTCTAAAATTGATTCTGTAACTATTTCTAATGGTGGTTCTGACTATTCATTTGGAACTGTAGATTTAGAAGCAGGTGGATTGCCCACAGGGACTACTATTCCAGACTGTGATGTTATTATTCCTCCTCCAGGAGGTCATGGATCAGACATCTATAGAGAATTGGGTGCATTTAATGTTTTAACTTATGCAAGATTTGAAAATGATACAGAAAATCCAGATTTCATTACAGGAAACCAATTTGCTAGAGTTGGTCTAATAGAAAATCCCAAATTATTTAATTCAGATGGTATTTTTACTGATGATAAAGGTAGTTTATCTTATGCAATAAAACTAACTGGTGTTGGTTATAGTGAAGCTACTTTTACTCCTGATAGTTTTGTTACTCAAACAGTTGGGGTTGGATCTACTGCTGTTGGAAGAGTTGTTGCTTATGAGCAAATAACAGGTATTTTGAAATTATGGCAAGATAGAGCTACTGCTGGATTTACTACAGTTGGAGCAGCCATAACAAATCCAACCTATGGATTTACAATGAATAGATTTACTGCAGGTATTTCCACCGGTGGAACTTATAATATTGTCCCAACTACAGGCAATACACTAGCTATTGAGACTTCCTTTACAGATAATAAAGTGTTAATAAATAATAGAGATTATTATCTGGGACAAGATTTTACTCTAGGTGTTGCTCAACCAGAAGTTCAAAAATATTCTGGAAATATTATTCATATTGATAATAGACCATCAGTAACAAGGTCCTCGTCCCAAAAAGAAGACGTCAAAATTATCTTGCAATTCTAAAAAATCATGCCACAGGAAACCAATCTTAATGTTGCTCCTTATTTTGATGACTTTGATACGCAGAGCAATTACTATAAAGTACTATTCAAACCTGCTTATCCAGTTCAGGCAAGAGAGTTAAACAATCTTCAGTCCATACTGCAAGATCAAGTCGAAAACGTAGGTAATCACTTTTTTAAGGAGGGAGCTAAGGTTATTCCTGGGCAAACAACTTATTTGAGTAGTTTTTCTGCAGTTCAAATTGAACCTCAATTTACAGGACTGCCCGTATCTACTTACCTGGATCAATTAATTAATAAAACACTTACAGGTAGAAGATCTGGAGTTACTGCTAAAGTAGTAAAGTATTTGACAGACTCAGAGTCTGAAAGAGGTAATTATACACTATACGTAGATTATGTAGAGTCCGGTACAGATTCATCATCAACTAAAGAATTCTTTGATAATGAAATTCTTAGTGTTAGTGAAACTATAAGTTTTTCCAATACTTTTATATCTGCAGGAGAAGGAGTTGCTCAAACTCTAGCATCTAATTCTTCTGCTCTTGGCTCTGCATTTGGGATAAGCAATGGAGTTTATTTCTTAAGAGGATATTTTGTTGATGTATTTGATCAATTAATGATTCTTGATCAATATAGCAATACTCCCAGTTATAGGATAGGATTATATGTTCAAGAAGAATTAGTTTCTTCTGAAAGTGATAGAAGTTTAAATGATAATGCTCAAGGATTTAGTAATTTTACTGCGCCAGGTGCAGATAGATTAAAAATTTCTGCAGATCTTGCTAAAAGAGATTTAGATGATTTTGATGATCAGAATTTTGTTCAAATAGCAGAAGTACGGAATGGTATTTTAAGAGAACTGGATAAAGGTGGTGTATTTAACCAACAGTTGAAGGATGAATTAGCAAGAAGAACTTTTGATGAGTCCGGACATTATTATGTAAGAGAATTTGTGACTACCATGAAAGATAGTCTCAATAATGGATTTGGTAATAGGGGTCTTTTTAATGTAGATCAGCTTACTTCTGGTGGCAGTAAGCCCAGTAAGGATTTGGCTGTATATAAAATATCGCCAGGAAAAGCATATGTTAGAGGATATGAAATTGATAAAAATACTCATTCTTACTTAGATTGTCCCAAACCCAGAACTACAAATACAGCAGAAAATCAAGCTGTTAATTTTGGTTTTGGTCCTACTTGGAGAGTTAATAGAACAACTGGATCACCATATGTTGGATTTAATACTAGTACTACTTTGGGTTTAAGAAGTAGGAGAGTTGGAGTTGATTCTACTACTGCTGCAGGTACAGAGATTGGAATTGCGAGAGTTTATGATTTTGCTTTAGAATCAGGTGCTTATGATTTACCCAATCCTAATCTAAACAGATGGGATTTATCTTTATTTGACGTTCAAACTTATACTGATATTTCAATTAATGAGGCGCATACCATTCCAGTTCCTTCTTTCGTAGAAGGTCAATCTAGTGGTGCTACTGGTTATTTAAGAACTGAAGTAGTAGTAGGGACTGGAATAACTGTTTATGGAGGAAAGGGTAATTTTGTTATTGGAGAAAGAATTACTTTCAATGGAATTGGAACAGATGCAAGAACAGCAATAGGAGTTACTCAATATTCCCTTTCAGATGTTGAATCCGTTTATGGTAATACTACTAGTGGATCTGGTACTGGAATTAATACCTTTACTGCGGATCTCGTTACTTCAACAGCAAGAGTTATTGGTATTGCATCAATTTCAGCTGCTCCTACTATTTCTTGGATTAAAACCAATGGTAATATTTCTGGAGGTGTTACAGTAACTTCTCCGGGGTTCACATGGCCAGGTATTGTTACTACAGGAGATCTTGTTAGTTTTAGTGTTGGTGGGCAAACAGATAAGCATTTTGCGAGAGTAGAGAGTGTTGCTACTAATTCTATTGGTATTTCTTCAGTAGCTAATGTTATTGGTATTTGTACTGGAGATTTGCCTCATGGTAATGGAGGTACTTTAAATGTTACTGCAACTGAAGTAACCAATTTTACTCTTTTAGAATCTAGATTGCAAGAACAACTTTCATCTGGTAATGCTGCAAATAATGAATCACTTTATAGTATCTTTCCTAGAAAGAATATAGAATCTATAAATTTTGTTGATAATACTTTAGATATTAGAAAGCAATTTAATGATTTACAAATCGATGTAAATGGAGATTCTAGCACTATAACTGCTGGGACTGATGAAGTGTTCCTTTCTTTTGATGAAGAAAGATATACTATGGTTCGTTCTGATGGATCTATTATTTCTCTTACACAAGGTAATTTAGATTTTGGGTCTGGAAATACAACACTTACTTTTAAAGGTCTTGAATCAGGATTCAATAATATAGCTAAAGTTACTGCTACTTTACGTCAGAGTAAGATTACATCGAAACAAAAAGTTAGAAATATTGGAGCTACTACTTTAATTGAGTATTCAACTAATTCAGCATCAGGAACAGATGTCTCTGGAGGTGCTGCAACTTTAAATGATGGATTGACTTTTGGCAATTATCCGTATGGAACTAGAGTTCAAGACGCCGCAATTTCTCTTAATGTTCCAGATGTAACTGTACTTTATGGGCTTTTTGAATCACAAGATACTGATGATCCAGTACCTCCCAGCATGACTGTTGGTTCTATGGATGGTCCTACCTCTACAAGTAGTGATCTTATTATTGGTGAAGAGGTTGTTGGATCTATTAGTGGTTCAAGGGGAAAATATATCAGTAAACTTTCTAATACTTCTATTCAATTCATCTATATGAATCAGACTGTATTTGCAAATAATGAAGTTGTTAAATTCCTAGATTCTGGTATAAGTGCTGTTGTATCTAGTGTTAGTATTGGAAGTAAGAATATTACTCAAAACTTTACTCTTTCATCTGGGCAAAAGAGCAGCATTTACGATTATGCTCGTCTTTTAAGAAAAGCAGATGCACCTATTCCTTCTCAGAAACTTAAAGCTTGGTATTTAAGTGGTAGTTATAATTCTTCGGATACTGGAGATATAACAACAGTTAATTCATATAGTGATTTTGAGTATGGAAGTGAGATACCTAGTGTAAATGGGGTTAGGTGTAGTGATATTGTTGATTGTCGTCCAAGAGTTAGTGATTTTAGTGTAAGTGCTGGATCAAGATCTCCTTTTGAATTTTTAGGAAGAAGTTTTGATGGAGGACAACATAGTTCTA